GATCAAGGAGAGGGGAGGGAAGGTCCGAGTGGTTACTGCGGCTCCTGCCGAGCTTACCGTCCGTGGTCACGTCCTTCGGGACGTGTTCTGGCCGGTGCTCGACATGTTGCCTTGCAGCTGCCACCGAGGGGAGGACCACGAACGGTCCTCCGCCTCTGCCTTGGTCAGCCGGGCCAAGAAGGGAGATGTTGTCGTGTCAACGGATTTATCCGCTGCCACGGACTACGCTCCATTCTCGGTTGCCCTTTCGGTTTGGAAGGGCCTCCTCGGCGGTCTGCAGGACAGAGGCGACCTCAATGAGATCCAGCGTCAGTCGGGTGTTCGCGAGATTGGGACCCTGATGGGTCCCCACCTCGTGAAGTACCCGTGGGGGGTCCAGGAGACTAGGCGGGGCTGGTTGATGGGTTCGCCACTTACGTGGCTAACCCTCACCATCACCCACATGGCAATCTTGGATGCGGCCGGGCTCACTGGGAGGGCGGTCGTCAAGGGTGACGACGCACTCGTAGTGGCCCCGGCCGCGGATATCGATGAGTACCTCGCTCTGCTAGAGGTCTCCGGTTTTAAGGTGAATCGGTCTAAGACCTATCGTTCACCTCATGCCGGAGTCTTCTGTGAGATGATGTTCTCGACTCGGTATCCGGTTCCCCCAATAGTCCCGCTCAAGCGGTTGGCACCGGTTACCCCTGTCCGCCTCCCCCGCCTGGCTCGCCAGGTGGGGGAGATGCGGAAGGGGTTCCGTCGTGCTGCCGTCGAGCTGATCTATTCTGAGGCTGGATCCTCAGGGTTAATTCGAGAGGCCCGTCGCCTTTCCATCCCCCTCCAACTCCCTAGGGAACTTGGGGGGTTGGGGATCCCCTCTCGTCGGGGACTCCCCGGGATGTTGAGGTCCCACCGTCGGTGGGCAACCCTGGCCCTGACTTCGGTCAAGGCCCAGGAGGCCCTCCCACGGTGGTCCTCAAAGGCGGATGACCGTGCTTTCCGTGAGACCACCTCGGGGCTTCGCTGGACGACGAAATTCCACCACCACCGGGGGGAGCTGGGTACTCAGGTACCCGCTCCCCCGGACTTGGTATGGAAGTTCATCTCGGCGAAATCACTTGGGTTCTCCCTGGCTAAGCCAGTGGAGGCCCAGCCCCGGGGGTTGGCCGCGGTCAGCAGCGAGTGCTACCGGATGCGCAAGCTCTTGCGCCAGTCCGGTGGCGTTCGCCACCCGATTAACCCCCTTTCCTGGACCTGGCCACGTCTGGACGGCTGTACTGCCGCCCAGGCGATGGCCGGTATCTATAGCTCGAGCTGGGTGACTCTCATCACCC